GTTTCGTAAAGTCCGGAGGGGCTTGCAGCCTCATCCCTCGAGGATGAGAAATTGTTGTGAGTGTAGGCTGCAAGCAATGTAGCGGTTGACGGGGTCTGCCTCTTCAAGGGGTACAGTGGAAACTGCAGTCACGACCTCGCAAGTCAAGCCTAGGGCCTGGCAGGGCGTGATGAACTGTGCGGAGTGAGCTTCCAAAAGTTCGGCGGCGTCGTCGTCAACTGCGATGACGGTCCCAACGAGATCTGATTCGTAGAGGCCCGACCTCAAAACTTTGTCCTCCTTATCCGCGGAGCAATTAATGTTAAATGACTTGAGGAGCTCGCAGGTGGACTTGCCAAATCGGTGGGTGCGTCGGCCTATGAAATGGGCGGGGAACGTGGTGCCACGGTGCTGGAGTGGGTCGGCAAGGAGGACTTTAGCACCCGTGATGTCTGCCACTGCGGGGTACTCATCTACTATGTCTGCACGGCCGTGAGGTTTGAGTATGCCCACTCCTTCAAGACTTGGTGGGTCCGGCTGACCGCCAGTGACGGCTTTCAGTTGTGGGGCTCGGCGGATCCAAGAGCGGACGAGGGTAGTTTTGCCGGCACCTGCAACGGTGTGGATGACAATGGGCTCTTGGAGTGGTAATGGAGTTCTTTCGTACAGCTTGTGTAGGTCACCTAGGTAGAATTCCATCAAAGCCTGAGGTAACCTAACCCCTGTTCTAGAGGTTTTGTATTATCTCATTACAGCCCATGAGATGCAGATCACGGACTGTAGCCTGGTGAAAGCTAGCCTGCTCTTCTGTGAGGACCTCATGCAGTTCATCCCCAAGTTTGTATGCGTGGCGCAGGTCGTGAGCATAAGCCACTCGCACGGCTGGTACCCGGTCCGTGCCTTTGGCCAGACAAAGACCAGCGTACAGTTTCTTGGGGTCCTTAATGATGCCTTTTGGGGTGAGGGTCCACCCACAGAAAGTGGCGAAATCTCCCGGCTTCTGGGTGTGACACACTTCCTTAGACGTGAGTGTGAGACGGTGTTCGATCAGCCGGAAGGAATCTTTTGGAATGGGCCTGTCGTCTTGGGCCATGTCGTCTCCCGCATATAGCTGGGAGGTGTTCTGGGAGACGTGGTACTTGGTGTGGTGGTATGCGATGGCGCACTCAGTGTTTGCATCGAATGTGGGGCCCTCCCCACTGAGTCGCATAATGGCCACAGTTCCCAGAAATATGTGCGCGTTGGTCTTGAGTTGAATATACCCCTCGATGATGTCCTCGGGGATATTATGGAACTTGGCTTTGGTGACTTCGAACTGTAGCATGGCCCCATCTTGTGATTGGTCAAAGGCAGTGAAGTCGTTTGAGTGCCCAG